AGGATTCAAACTCTGAAAGTGTGGGGTTTGATCCAAAACTAGTACCATCCTTATGAATTACTGATGTTACTCCAAGAACATTTTGTTCTGGTAAAAATATTTTTAAAAAAGGTTTTTGATCAAATGGGGTTATTACTTTTCTAAATATTCTTGTTGCCCCATTAACTACTGCCTCTCTTTTTGTTATTGTATAAGATATAAGACGTTGGTTACCGTCAAAATTTGGAATTTTTAATCTATTTGGTTCTCCTTTACTGTTAAATGGATTAGAGAAATCAATATCTTCTATTGTTTCAAACAATTGTCCTCCCCCGCTTACCTGTGCACCACTTTTTAAAACACCAAGATATCTTTCATCTTCTTTGTCACCACTAACTGGAACGTTGATTGAAAAGTCACATAGTGCGACGGATGGTCTGTTTCCAGGTATTTTTAAACCATATGTTTTTGCAATATGATAAAGAGATTGTCTTTGTTGTGCAAAATCCAACATAGTTTCTTGCCATACTCTATCAATATGAAAATGTAAGTTGTCAGTGACCGCGGCATTTAAATCCAATAAAACTGAAAATATTGATGCATCATTAGTATTTTTAACTAAGTCAGGATAATATTGTTTTGTTAGATTTACGAGTTCTTCTCTTAAACCAGCAAAATCTCTTGTTGCGTATGATATTTTTTTCGCCATCTTATATGTTTATAATTATAAAATCGGATGAAGTAAAGGATCCGTTATTAACTGTGTAATCTATTTTTACTTTAGCGGTGTAGGGTCTGGTTGATGAATCTGAAACCCTGAATAATCTCTGGTCATCTTCTTCTGAAACACTTCTTACATTATCTGGATCATCTTCTGCCGATGTAACAGTTATTGAGTTAATATCTAAATTTGGTATAAATTTTCTACATCCTTCTCTTATTTCTTCTTCTATTAGATTGAAAGTTAATACATCATTTTGATTAAAGATATACTCATATAATCGTGTCCCAAAATCGGGTAAAAAATATCTACTACCTTTTCTTGTTAATAAAAGGTGTAATAGGTTAGATCTAACCTCAGTTTCTGGTGATTCGGTCATTTTTAAAAAATAACCTTTTCTACTATCCATAAAAGGAAAATTTATACCATACGTAGCCGCCATACCTATAAATACTTAGAATGATGAAATTATATAATTAAAAAACCCAACCGAGGTTGGGTTTTAATGATCCGACTTTTCACTCAAAATATGGTCGGATGATGGATTTGAGGTCTCCTACACCCCTCATTCTCACCGCACGTTGTGAGAACCTATTGAGTCATCCATTACATTATGACCCACATCCTTCACATTCAAATGGTGAATCTGAGGGTTTTTCAGTTGTCATAATTATTTCAGGTGTTTGTTCGGTGATAAAATTATTGGATGAAACCATTTTTATCTGAGGAGTAGTATTAGTATTTACGGGTGTATCATTCTGTTTTGATACATCAATACCAAGACCTTTTATAGGATCTACTGCCGATCTGGTTCTTAAATAATACATACCAGTTTTTAATCCTAATTTCCAACCATATAGGTGAGCGGCCATAAGTTTAGACTTATTTGCATTATCAATAAATAAATTAAGAGATTGTGACTGATCTATGAATATAGATCTATTTGCCGCCATTTGTAGAATTCTCTTTTGGGACATCTCCCAAACTGTTTTATAAACTTCTTTAATCTCAGTAGGAATTTCAGGTATATTCTGAACAGACCCATTTTCTAAAATTAATTTATTTTTAATCGTATCATTCCAAAGATTATGTTTTAATAATTCATTAACCAAATGTTTATTGACAACAATAAACTCTCCACCAAGTGTTCTTCTTGAATATAGGTTTGATGTGAATGGTTCAAAAGCTTCGTTGTTACCTAAAATTTGTGCGGTCGATGCTGTTGGCATAGGTGCCACCAATAACGAATTTCTGACACCATACTTTATAACCTCTTTTCTCAATCCTTTCCAATCCCAACGATCCGAGAGATCCTCGTCTTTTTTACCCCACATTTGATATTGAAACACACCCTTATGTATTGGTGATCCAACTATTGATTCGTATGGTCCCTCTACTTTAGCAATATCTTTGGACGAAGTTAATGCAGCAAAATAAATTGTTTCAAATATTTCTGTTTGTAATTTATCCGCTTGTTCACTTTCAAAAGAAAGGTTTAATATACAAAAAACATCCGCCAATCCTTGAACACCTAATCCAACTGGACGGTGTTTAAAATTAGAACGTTTAGTTTCTTCTGTTGGATAGAAATTTAAATCAATAACATTATTTAAGTTTTTTACAACTTGGTATGTGTATTCATATAATAACTTATGGTTGAATTCACCATCCAATATGTATTTTGGTAGTGCTATAGATGCTAGGTTACATACCGCCTGTTCTGTCGGTGAACTATATTCAATAATTTCAGTACAAAGATTGGAGGATTTAATTGTCCCTAAATTTTTCTGATTTGACTTATAGTTTGCAGCATCTTTATATAACATGTATGGAGTACCTGTTTCTATCTGAGATGTTATTATTGACTCCATTAATTTTCTGGCCTTAATAACTTTTCTTGCTCTACCCTCTTTTTCGTATTTTTCATAGAGTTCGGTAAAAGATTTTTTTTCTGGGGTATCATAAACATCGGATAATCCAGGTGCTTCATCTGGTGAAAATAATGACCAGTCACCATCAGACTCCACTCTTTGCATAAAAAGATCTGGGGTCCACATGGCTAAGAATAAATCTCTAGCCCTTAGTTCTTCTTTACCATGATTCTTTCTTAAATCTATAAATTCAAAAATATCAGCATGCCAAGGTTCTAGATAAATTGCAAATGACCCTTTTCTTTTACCACCTTGATTAATCCATCGAGCAACTTCATTATATGTTTTCATCATAGGAACTAATCCATCGGATTCTCCACCTGTTCCCTTGATGTAAGCACCCTTGGCTCTAACATCATGAACATGTAGTCCAATACCACCAGCCCATTTTGAAATTTTGGCAACGTCTCCAATTGTATTAAACAAACCATCAATATCATCACCCTTGTTTGCAATCAAAAAACAAGAAGACATTTGTGGTCTACGTGTGCCCGCATTAAATAATGTTGGTGTTGCATGTGTGTAAAAATGTTGGGAAAGATCGTCATAAATTCTTATCGCCATCTCAACATCTCCTTTACATATACCAGCAGCAACACGCATGTACATGTATTGTGGTCTTTCAACAACTCTATGTCCAATTTTCAAAAGATATGATCTTTCTAAAGTTTTGAAACCAAAATAGTCAAAATACAAATCTCTATCTTGATTTATCGCACCATCAAGAGCTTCTTTATTCTCCATAACGAAGTTATAAACTTCGTCAGATATTAATGAAGATTCTTTCCCTGTGCGGGGTTCTGTAAACGAATATAATTCCTTAATTGCTTGTGAAAATTTTTTGGGGGTTGTTTTATGAAGATTAGATACCGCCAATCTACCAGCCAGTTTAGCGTAATCTGGATGTTTTGTTACCATTGACGCCGCAGTCTCCGCTGCCAATACATCTAATTCAGTAGTACTAATACCATCATATATCCCTTGTGTAACTTTTAATGTTATAAAAGTTGGGTCAATAAAATTCATGTTAAGGTCATCACAAAAAATAGTGATTCTTCTTGTTATTTTATCATATCTCATTTCCTCGAATGAGCCATCTCTCTTTTTTACTTTCATATCTCAATTAATTTAAAAATCTACAGAATCGTTAAATGCGTCTGATATTTCATCATTTGAATTATTATGTACCCCAGCTTTTTGGTATTCCGCCACTCTTTTCTCAAAGAAATTAGTTTTCCCTTGAATTGCAATATTTTGCATAAAATCAAAAGGATTCTCAGAGTTATATACTTTTGGTACATTTAAAGCAACCAAAAGTCTATCTGTAACGAACTCTAGATATTGGGACATCAGATTAGAGTTCATACCAATTAACTTAACTGGTAACGCTTCTAATATAAATTCTTTTTCAATTTCTAACGCCCCACAAATAATCTCTTTAATTCTATCGTGTGATATTTTATTCTCAATATGACTATTATATAAGTGACACGCATAATCACAATGCATACCCTCATCTCTAGAAATGAGTTCGTTCGAGAAAGTTAATCCTGGCATCAAACCACGTTTTTTAAGCCAAAAGATAGAACAGAATGATCCAGAAAAGAAAATACCTTCCACCGCAGCAAACGCAATTAATCTTTCAACAAAAGATTTTGATTTAATCCACTTCAACGCCCACTGTGCTTTTTTCTTA